TAGCACCATCGCAATAAAGAATCGTATGCGTGCTTTGCGCGATGGCGATACCTGTACCAGATGCAGTTTTTAAAGTTAGCGTATATGCCCCAGAAGTATTATTAAAAATATAATAAAGCTGCACTGTCGCAGGCACAATCACATTAATATTTCCCGTCAATGTGCCAGTGAATTGCTGGATTATATTCTCTGCTTGGGCAGAAGTTTCCGTGACATCGGAGTTACCGGCAACGTTTAAATTTAAAAGCGTCACAGCAAAAGTATTTTGTATTCCTTTACCGACGGTATTCCAACCACCACCAGATGAAATAATAAACCCGCTATTAGTCTGCCCGAATACCGAAGTAGAAGCACCGTCGATTAAGTCGCCGCCTGATGGCGTCACCGTGACACTACCAGTGCCATTATTAGCCAACGGAAAAAAGAATCCATCACCGACACTTGATGCTGATGGGAGAGTTATTATACCGCTACCACCCGTCCAAACTTGCAAGATAGCTCTATTAGCCGCAGTTATTGTATAGGAGTTAGAAACCGTGGTGGAGTCAAAATTTACTGCAAGTAGTCCCGCTACTGCAAGTAGCCCCGGCCCAGCCAATTGCGAAGCAACCGCCGAACTTGTGCCAACGCCAAAGGGCACAGTTACCCAAGTTCCTGCCTGCGTAGTATTGTCGGAAACCAAAAGATAATAAACTTTCCCAGCGGGAATGGTTGCAATATTGCCGCCCATATAATCAACGATATTAATATCGAAGCTGCCGACGTTATTAATTATGACATCGTACCCCGTGCTAACTAAAGTCGCATCAGGCATAGCGGCATTTAATGAGCCGACAGTTGCGGCCATGTTCATAAACCGCGCAGCAACATTGGTTTGACCGGCAGCAAATTGTGGCCAGAAGAATACTTGATTAGTTGAGAACGTATATGCAGCGAACGCCACTTGCGATGGGCTAACCGCTGAATTTCCAAATGTTGTACTAAATACGTTTGTCATAAATTACCGTGGCTGAATACTAATAGGTTGTGGCGTTCCAACGACTGCCGAAGTCGCAAATAATCCTTCACGCTCTTGAAGCTGCAATGCATTTTTCGCCGCCTGATACATGCCTTGCCAAACAGGGATGCGTTCATCTACTTTTACAAACGGTATAGCTTCCATAAGGCACGCATATAAGAGCAAGTCAGGAGCATTCTCAGTCAGCCAGTTAGTTTGCGTGGTATCATCAAGTTGCGTTAAAATTGCATAATAAGGAATTTTATAAGGAAACCCAGTTTGCGGCGTTGGCTGCACAAGCCAGTGTTCGTAATCTGCATCAGCGAAAAAGCGCGGCGTTCCTGTCTGAGTCGGATCGGGATATACTGTGCGGATATAGTCATAGTCGCGCTCTAATACCGGAGTATGAATGTTATTATTTGCACCAGTTCCTACATAAAACGAGATTGTTTTCCGCCAATCTTCGGGCTTGGGCATAATGCCGGTTGTTAGGGTGTCACCGCTGAACGAACCAGTCACCTCTTGCCGGAAGCCTAGGATTTTTAACTCCCTAGGAATGCGGACTTGCGCAAGCGCAATAAACTGCGGTATGTTAGCAACAATTAAAGGATCATTACGTTGAAGATACGCCTCAAGACTCGAAATGAGCGAACTGTAAGTTTGCGCGACGCTCATTAAAATTCCCCATACAAATATTAGTCTTCATCGTGCATTTTAGCCATGCCGCCGTGCTTCATATGCTTTTTGCTATGACCTTTATGCTTAGGATGCTTATCGTGCAAATCATGATGCTCACCGTGCTTAACGCCTGTGCGTCCACCGCGTTTAAAACCCGGTACAGTTGGAGCCATATCAGTGTCGGGCTTGGCAGAACCTGTGAATCCGTGCATTGGATGGAAAGAGTGACCCATTTTCATATATATTTTTCCTTAGTTAAATTATTCTTTATTAGAATTGAGTTACGCCGAGCACACCAACAACGGTCTGGCTATTAGTAGTTTGTGTATCGCCGCCGATATTTAAATCTGAAAGTGCAATTGAAACAACCAATCTTCTAGTGCCGTTAGAGGCTGCTCCTGCTTGAGCATAAGTACCGCGAACATCGCCAGTAGTGGCGGATGCGGTAGTTGCAACAGCAGCAACAAATGTCCCGGCGTTATCGGCTAATGTTTCGGCCCAACCGGCGTGAATAATATAGCCAGCATCAACAACAGCGACTGGGAAGCCAAATACATCAGCGGTGCCAACTGTGATTGTACCAGAAAAATTCGCGCTCGAAGTCACACTATAAATGCTTTTAAACGCTTTAGTAGTTGTTACAGTCCCGGTCGCGCCACCAGCCAATGATTGCGTCATTGCTGCGCCATAAGTATCGAAGCCTTTAATCGTAATTGTATTGGCCGATTCATCCGCACCAGAAGTAATAGTAACGGCTCGCGGTACGTCAGCGCTATAAATTGTTAAGCCTTGATACGTAGATTTAGTAACTCCTGTGCCTGCGCTTAAAGTTACCGCTTTGGCCGAACCTGGTGACTGAGAAGCGGCATAAGCAGCGGCATTTAAAGCCAAAGGAACAATATCATAAATGTATATTCTGCCAATCGGGCCGAAACCGAAGCCGCCACTAGTTTGAGCACCAATGCCTGTAGGAGCTGCGCCGATATGAAGATTGTCAAAAATATTAGTCATGATTTAAAATTCCTTATAATTCAATAGCTTATCTTCCGAGCGTCCCGTAAAGGCTTCTTGGATCAGTGTTGCCGACATCATAACGTTCAATAGCTTTGTAACGCCAAGAATCAGTTTCAAAATCGCCTTCCATTGATTTTTTCAAAGGAATACGCATAACAACTTTCAAACCATCTGGAACTGATGTTCTTGAGTTGTGAACGTACCAAGCGGTGTTAGAAGTCAAGCGCGTGATTACTGCGACGCCTTTAGAAAGGTAGCCACGAGATTTAATCGCGTTCAAGTCGTTGTTTGCAGTGCCAGAGCGCAGAACTGATTTAACAATTACTTCGCCTTGGAATTCGTTTGACGGAGAAACAACTAGTGACTCAGGCTCCAAGTGAATGAACTTACCATCGTTGTCTACGCCTTGGGAGCGAACTTGGATGAGCATTTGTTCAGCAGAAGTTTGAGACAATGCAGCCGCAGGCAAGATATTAGAGAACGTGCCTGGTGCAATAGGGTGATTGTTGGCGATTAGTGGAACGCCATCACCACCGTTTTGCGTGAACGCTGTGTTGATTACGTTAGCAGTAAGAAGCTCTTTAGTTTCAACAAGCGATTGCGCCAAATGACGTGAATAAGTCGAACCGATACGAATATGGTCGCCATCTTCAATAAGCGTGCTGGTAAGAGCAAACGCAAGGCCGTAGCGTTTATAGATATAGTTCTTAGTGAAAAGAACGCCACCTGATTCATAAGTAACCGGCATGCCTTCTGGCAATTCAGGAGCAGCACCAAAGCCATAGAGAACGACATCTTCATGGCGATCACGAGGAATACCATCAATAACTTCAAATATCTGAAGATACTCGTCCTTACGCTGGTCATAAACCCCGTCAAAAGCTACGTTGAGAATCGGGGTAACGATTTCCCGAAACTGTGTGCTGGTCATTAAATTTGTAGCCATTGATATCTCCTAATTAAACCTATATTAAATTAAACTGCCACTTTATTAGCAATGAATTGATGTTGAGCTATTTGAACTTGAACGATAGTAAAAGCATCGCCCCAAGCATTGCCGATAGCTGGATCAAGCGCTACGATACGGAGTTGGTTCTGACCAGAAGTTGTAACTGTAGAAGCGTTTGCTGTGCAGGTTGAAAGACCAGTAGTAGTTGAACCATTCGTGATATTAGAGAAATCTAATTGAGCACCAATGCTGGTTGTTGCCGCAAGTGAGCCGTCGCATTGAATACGAAAAACTGTGCTAGGGTCGTTATAAACTAAAGCATATGTAGGTGATGCTGCGCCGCCGGTATAAGTAGTGCCCGCAACCCATTGGTTATTAACTTGCAAAGCACCATTCGCGTCTGTGTACACAATACCCCAGAATACGCCATAAATGTCGCCTGTAACGGCAGCGATAACTATATTGCCGCTTGAATTAAGCTGCACGGGTTGGCCTTGGAGAATATTAGTACCGTAACCAGATGCGATACCGCCTGCGATCAACGCGGGAGTAGCGCGACCTTGTGGGCTATACGCTGGTTGAAGTCCGAAAGGGTTTAAAGTTGCAGTCATTTTATTCTCCTGTTAATCTTATGTCGTCTAATTATTTACGCGAGGCCCGTGAGTGTTGGCCGTTTCATTTTGTCTATTGCTTGGAAGCCATCAGTTTGGCCATCTTCAAAACCTTCCGTTCTGCCGGTGTACGCAATTTTCTTGCCGCGCCCGTCAGTCATTTGTTTCACTTTGTTTTTCAGGTTCATCAATTGCTCTTTCGGGAAGTCATAATGCAGATCAAGAACGTCTGATTTCCACATCTCCAAAGGAATTTTCATCGCTACCATTTCGCTTACGGTAATGCGATCATCAGGGCTTTCACTAGCCTTCATGGTGACGAATTGAAAGTTAGGTGCTTCTGCGCGAGTAATATAAGAATAGCCCTGACGCATACGGTTCTCAGGGGTATCTTTATTGTTGGTAGTGGTTGCCCACATTGAATGATAACCAGGAACTTCTGGGGCTGCTGGCAAAAGCGTATTAGTGTCACGCAATAGGCCACGGCGCTCTTGCGCTCTTACGGAATCACTTACTTCCCTGCTTTGTGTGCTGGAACGATCTGAGGTTGCGCGATCTGCACGTTCAGAACCATTATCGGCTCTTTTAGCAATACGCTCATCATCATCTGATTCGGCACGGTTAGCGAAGGGATTTAGAGATACCATAAACAAAGCTCCATATTGGTTAATGAGAGATTCGATGTTCTGGCGTCTAGCGCTTGCGTTTCGGATCATTGGGACGGCTTTTTACTATCCCTACCGGGCAACCTATCGTGGTTGCTTATTTAGCTATTAAAACATAATATAAAAGCAATGTCAAATTTATTTTATTCTTCGCAAAAAATATCCAAACGCTTCATTAAATCATACTTAATAGATTCAAGATAAAATAAAGTTCCAGCCACAGTTAATGGCTTATCACTTTCGATAGTAACCTTGCCATCACCAAATGTATAAACCTCGGTGTTGCCAACGTCTAATTTTATTACTTTGCTCACCTATGCCTTATTCTGCTTCTGCAATTTCTGGAATTCATGTATTTGCTTATTGCGCACTTCAGGATTATTCCATAAACCGTTTTGCTTTAACGTATCAACGAAATAAGCGGGCAGGCGAACTTGTTTCTTGCCGCCGCCTTCGTCACGATTAGAGCCGCCGCCAACAGGTGGCGAGGCACGTTTGCGCGGCTGTGGCGCGGGTTTATCTTCTTCTTCGTATTCATCGGTGCCGTCCTCATCATCCGATTCAATTACGCCGCGATCAATTAAACGATTTTTCAATTCATCCCAGAATTCATCACTCGCCGGATCTAATCCTTTTTTTACCAACGTATTACTGATTCCCTTCGCGATTTCAGAATCTTCATCGCCGCCTTGAGGATTATACCAATCACGATTCTCATTCTCGAAAGCTTCTTTTTTCGCAATGATGCGCGGATCAATCTGGTTAGTTGGTGCCGCAGGAGCGCGATTATATTGCTGCTTAACACCTTGCCAATACTCAATTGCTTTTTGCGCAGCATACATATCCTTGGTTGCTTTGGTGTGTTTTGCCCCATCACCTTCGGTAAATGCCGCCTCAAGATTTTTTTCCGCAGCATTAAATAATGACGCCGCTTGATTAATATTTTCCTCAACTTTCTGCTTATCCGCGTCCGTTAATTGCTTATCAACTTGGGATTGCCTGTTAACTACGTGCTGTAATTGTATGCGCAGGTCTTGAATCTCTTGGTCTTTCGCGGCAGTAACTTTTGCAATTAATTTCTGCTTGCGCACCTCGCGCTTTTCTTTCGTAGTAGTTGGCTTGCGCGGTTTATTGGCGTCGGGATTGCGTTCTTTGGCAATGCGCTTATCGTCAGCATCATCTTCAATGATTTCATAATCAGGAATTTCTTCTTTTTGCTCTGGCATATCATCTACGCCAACCGCATGTCCGATTTGCGCGGCTTTGTCTGCTACGTCGTCTGGTTGTTGTGCTTCGGCCATAAAATTATTCCCCTTCGTTATTATTAAATATAAGCTTTTACTTCGAGCGGATTGCCCGTCTTTTTAGCTAGAATATCAAGATCATTAATCAGCATAAACAGAACTGTTTTTGTAACTGTTCCGCCAAATGCGTTCTTGCCTTCGATTTCTACTTTCCATTTATCCTGGTTCCATTTGGGAATACGCACATAATCACCAACTTTAAACCATTCGCCTTCCGGCCATGTGTCGAGATTGCTTCTATTTTTAAAAGCAACTGGCCCCATCGCCCGGACTTTTGCGATCTGCGTATTCCACAATTCCGTTTCCTGCACTTCTTCCGGCAAATGAATTAATCCGCCTGATTCTTTAGGGCTGCGAAGTTGAACTATAATTCTTGAGCCAAGCGGCACGAAACCCGGATCAACATCTGGAAACGCCGCTAATAATTCGGCCTCGGTGGCTTTAATTTTATCATCCCTAGTTAACTTCAGTGCCTTCGCCATACTACTTCCTTTTGAATAATTTAAACCTTGGCTTTGTTTCTTTTGGCTTTAATGAACTGACATCAAGCTTATTATTTACTGCATCGGCTTGAGCGAGCATAATTATTTTTATCAACTCCTGTTTCTCTGCCACAGTGCGCGGAAAGCCAGCAATTACTGAGCCGATAGCACGAATATAAAAATCATAAGGTTCGGGCGAAGCGCCTACAGTTGCAATGTAATGCTGCTGCTTTTCCCATAAATCAGAGTAATGGTGTTTATTGAACTCGATCATACCTCATCCTCCGCATCCTTAATTGCCGCCTTTATTATCCGGTGACATTCATTCAAGCCGCGCCAAAAGCCGTGGCTTTCTTTAAACGATAACCAATCTTGCGGCGGATATTGGAAAGTCTGGAATACAATATCCGCCTGCGCCTTTTCGATCTCGCTTAGTATTTTGTCTATGCGCATGAGTTATTTTTTCTTGCCTTCTTTTTTAACTTTGCCACCTTTCTTCATGTCGCAATCGGCTTTGCCGCCCTTTTTCATGCCGGTAACTTTCTCGCCCATGGCTAATTTTTTATGTTGGTTTAATCCGCCTTTATTTGGTTCTGATTTCTTAGTAGCCATTTTAGTCTCCTGTTGGTTGTTTAATTAATAGTGTTATCTTGCGTATCATCATTACTGGGTGCTACGTCTTGCAGCGGACTAGGCAGTGCTTGCGGCGTACCGTCTGGCACGAATGCTGGTGGATTAGCCTTCGCTACTTCGGCAAGCCAATACTGGCAATCAAGCTGCGCTCCTTGGATTGAATTAATGTCTGCCTGAGCTTGCGCCAGACGTTGTTGCGCTTCGTGCCCCATTTTATTTAATTCGGCAAATCTCTCACTGATTTTTTTCGCCATGTCTTGTGGTGTCATAAAATTATCCTTTAAATTGAGTTTCAGCTAACAAGAATCCAAACAATGGCCATAATTTATTGAAGGCATTGTCGTAGGCAATTTTCTCGCCGATTTCTTGGTCATAGTTCTCTGGATTTACGCAGGAAGATTCACCACGTACCGAGTAACCGTTATCCAATGTGATATTGCATATCGTTAGTGTAGGAGCCACAACGCCTGGGCCGATAAAGGTTTTGCCGCCTATGCGAGATTCCATATATTCTTTAGTTACTCGCGGCGCAGGTGAAGCGGTAAGTTTAGTTTTAAGTTCCTCGTTGGTTATCAGCGTCATAATCCTATTCCTTATTTTCAGTTAAACTTGCGCCATCGCTTAATTTGGTTGAACTATCTGCCGCAATTTTCATCGCCGCAATATGCTGCGCACTAGCATTATCATGTACAGTTTTTGCCAGATCAGTCTGCGATTGCAGTTCAGCCGTTGCTATCGTGGTTTTTGCCTGCACCACTGTATCATGCATCGCCTGTTGCGCACCTATTTGTGCAGTTTGCTGATCTGCCTGCGCGTTAATACCCATCTCTTGCATCTTAAGATTATAATCTTGCTGCGCTTCCTGCATTTTAGCCTGCAATACCGCGATTTTATTCTTCGCATCAGCCTGCACTTGTTGTTGCTTGATCGACAATTGACCTTGCGCGATCTGTTGTTGCCCTTGGATTTTCTGAGTCTCAACTGCCACCATGGGATCAACCGGCGGTTTCGGTGCTGACGCCTGCAATTGCTGTATGGCCTGCTGCACGAGAGCCGGTATCTGCTGGAACGCAACGCTCGCAGCTTTATCAACAACTGCGCTACTCGCTGCCAGCATGGCTGCAGATGTCGGAGTATTATCCCAATCAATATCATCAGGTTTTTTCTTAGCCTGTGTCGCTGCATCAAGCTTCATAGTTTCTTCATACCAGACCAACAAGTGATCTGTTAAGTGATTAAGTGCATTTGGCGCGAACTTACTTTGTATTATTGGCGATGCACCAAACAACGGGTTTTTGCCAAAATCTAAATGCACTTGAATGTGTGCGAGGTGATCTTGCCCGACATAAGCTTTTACCGGATGCCCTGTAACCATTGACACGTTTTCATCAACAGGGTTCATTGGCTGCGCTTTAGGAATCTCCGGCAAGAACTCTTCATAGTCTGGTATCTTTGCCATCTCGAATGCACGTGCGTATAAAGCGCGCAAGTCAAATAAGCTAACCACCTGCGGCATAACCGGCGCTGCCGTAGTAAGCGATGACATAACGAATTGTATTTGTGCAAAACGTTGTGTCTCACTGAATATATTAGGATCGCTTACCGGACGCACATCCATCGTGCCTTCAAAATCCTCGCGGGTAACATAATCTTCGTCATCGCTGCCAAATGATATCTTGCCATCTGGCAAATGGTCGCGGTTCAAACGGTGCAATACTTCTAGGCATCGGCGTTGCGAATCTTGTATGCGAGCATGGATAGCGGAGAATACTTTTGCGCCTTGCTCGATCAATGCAAGAGCCGTACCCATTGGCATGTTATTACCAGCATCGGCTATCTTTTCTTCTGCCGTGCCGACAACCTGAGCGGCGGCATTACTTAAAAATCCGAGCAACTCAAACAATATCGGGCTGGGCGGGTTAAACGGTATTGGCATGAATATCTTGCGGATATCGTCGGTCGTGCCGCCAGCATCTATTTCTTTTATTTCTGTTGGCGATATTGAATTAGTTGAGCCACCCGGTAAACCTTTTAGTTTCAGTCCACCTGGCATACTGTTGATAATCGCAGAATCTAACAACGCACGTAATGAACCTGTCAGCGCATCTGGTAATCCACCCATACATTGCAGCAACGATAACCCAAACACGCCGCGCCAAGGTATGAATGTAAAATCAACTATGTATTCAATCTCGCGGCATCTTTCATCATCTTCATTCCAGTTGCGGTATAACGAGAGAACTTTCCGGCTTTGTTCGTCAATCGTAATCAGGTAAGGAGCTGGCCTGTCTTTTGGCGCTTTGGTATCGCCTTCAATCGAATCATAAATACAGCCCTCAAAAACAATCCGCTCTTGTTGTTCGCCGCT